GTTGGTGGCGCTATCCGGTGAGCCGAAGTTAACGTCAGTATCCCAATTCAGAATGATATCATCGAAGTTTGACGCATCTATCGAACCAGCATCCCAGACCGCAGTATCATCGAAGTCGGCCGTGAATGTCGGCGTGTTGTCGGTAACTCCTGTGTCCCATGTCAGGACCGGGGCGAATGGAGCGAGTGGATCACCAGCGCCACCGCCACCCGCAACCCTCCAGAAGTTCCCCAGAGAGAACAGCAGGCCCCACATTAGAACCGCAGCCCCACGATGCTGGTGGCTGTCGTCGCGGCAAGAACCTGCTGACATTGGACCGGAATAATCGACCCGGCAACAGCGCCAACAAACGTAACGGTTGTTCCACCAGCCGTGACGACCGCGACATCACCTGCGCCCCCAATGTAGAGGGCGTCCAGATAATCAAGACCATAACTCGTCGCATCGCTTTTGGTTATGGCGATTGCGTCACGCGCGCCAACTGCGAAAATCTCTTGTGCCATCTATGTCGCCTTTCGTGTCGGTTTCTGCGTGGCCTTCTTCATCGCCACCTTGCGATCTGCATCAGCGTTGCGCTGGTTCACTTGACGGTCTGCCGTTGCCTGCTGTTGCGCCTGCTGGCGGTCCGCCTGAGCGTTCTGTTGGTCAGCCGCAAGCTGTGCTGGCGCTAACTGTGTCTCGACCTGTGCTTTATCGGCCTGCGCATACTTGAGGACAGCTGAGGCGCGCTTTTCCTCGATCTCGGCCATCTCCCGCGCGTCCTGTAGCTCGGGCGGCGGTTCGTACTCTTGCGGCATTGGCTGGCCCTGACCGTCCATCATGGCTTCCATCGGAGCCACCTGCGCCTCAGCCAGCGCCTTGGCCGCCTGAGCTTCCTTCAATTGAGCTTCGGCCAAGACCTTCTTGACCTCGGCAATCGCGCCCTCAAGCTGCAACTGCTGCTGCTGCTGGGCCATCGGGTCTTGCTGTTGACCAGCCTCGCGGTATTTCTTCTTCTGGTCCGAGGCCATTGGGGACGCCTCTATCAGCATGTCCACCATTGCGGCCGCTTTTGGCGGGGCGAGCATTGGGGCGACCGCCGGCAAGACCTGCTGCAAGGTCTCGTAGAAATCCTGCATCATGTTCAAGCTATCCGGCGCCTCATCGAGGATGATATCGACGTCGAGCGAGCCAATGGCGTTGACCATGGCCGGCTGGCCGGTCTGTGGGTCCATCTGCAAGCCATTGATCTGAACGAACTGCGCAAGGCCCTCATCATCCGTCACACGAATCCAGCGCTCAGCCTTCCAATGCTGCTGAACCATGTTCCAGACGGCGCGATAGAGCCTGATCTTCCAGCCGCGGTGAGCGAGGATGAATGGTCCTAACTCAGCCATGCCTGACTGGCGAAGCATCTGAATGGCCCGACCCGATCGGGTATCAACCCCGCCCTCGCTCAACAGCGTGCGGTTAGGACCGAAGTTCTCGATCTCGGCCTGGTTCAACTCCAGCATCTTGACCCAGCCGGCGAAGTCGAAAGACTGGTCGTCAGCCTTCACCCCGTCATTGACCGGCCGGTTGGTCACCACAACGCCGTCAGGCCGTGCCCATTCCGTTCGGACCTTTTCAATGTCGTCCACAGCGCCCTGCGAGATAATCAAGCGCTTCGATGCAAGGATATGCTGCATCTTGGATTGCTTGGCGTTGATGCCGTCCTGCGGGGATTTCAGGTTGCGGACGAACCCGTAACGGTCGCCGTCCTGATCCACATTCCCCGAGAACATGACGTATTTGCAGAACTCCTTGCCCTTCTCGTCCTTGAACGGGCTTTGTCCTTCCTTCAGGATGGAGTTGCCCGAGAACACAGCCCAACACCAACCACCCTTGTGCTTGTACCAAATCTCGACCACGCGGACGCGCTCTTGAACACCCTCAGCGCGAAACCAACGGGCCTCACGATCGGAATTGCCAGTCAGTTCATCATCGGACGAAAAGGCGGCCTCATCCGCGTCGGGGAACATCTCAAGGGCGACGTCTTGGTCCAGCCACTTGCCCACGCCCATGTAGCGAGCGTCTGAGAAGTCAGGGCGATACGAGCGCGGGTCATAGAAGAACGAGTCAACCTCAACGTCATTCAGCCCAATCTCAGGGTCGCCCTGGTCGCCGGCTATCAGGTCAAGCTCAATGCCCGCGATACCATCAACCGCGCCGGTCATGGTGCAGGCGGGTGACTTGGCCTCCCATTCCTGATCATCCAGCACATAGCGCAATGCCGCGGTCGCCAGCTCTGCGCCTTCCTCATGCTGCGGTGTCCGAGGATATGCCTTCGGGTCTTGCCGCTCGCCCTCGATCTGCCCAACAACGCCATCGATCTTCCGATTGATCCGGTTGAACGTCATGATCGGTTGTTTGCGCTTGCGCAATGCAGCAATCTGCTCCGATGTGTAGTGCGAGCCGTGATAATAGCGCCGAGCGTCAATGGCCTCGTCTATCTCCTCGCGCTTGGAAAACAGGTAATCGGTGTAACACTTGCGCAGCTTGGTCAGCGCCCAATAGTCCTGCTTTGCTGGAGTGGCTTGGCCATGCGTGGTCGTCGCGCTGCCAGCTGGGCGCGCGGTGTAACTTGTTTCAAGGGGCATGTTCTGATAGGTCTTTGTTCGCCGATGGTGGCCTTGGGGTCGCAACTCGAGGTCTTGCGGTAGCTCAGGAAGAATAGAGCGCTTGCCAAGTGCAAGAGGTCGCCGGTTCAAGCCCGGCCTGCATTAACACCATCGGCATCAATACGACTTCCAATCGTCCAGGCGCTCATGATCGGTGAAGGCGCGATAGTCGGATGGCTTCTTAGGCGTCGCAGCGTCTACAGCCGGCGGCATCCAAGGCCGCGACATGCACGCATAGCGCCATTCGTCAGCCGCGTGGTCCTCAGCCTCAGTATCCAAGTCCTCAGCACGATCCGGGTCATGTTGCAGGCTCGGGATCGTCCGTATTGAGTCCTTGCAGGTCGAAAAGCAGACAACCATCGGACGGCTGGGGTCTTCACCCTTGATCCGATGCCGCATCATGTCCCAGCCACCTAGAGCGCCAGTGGCGGCCACGCGCTTGTTGTCGGCCTTAGAGAACCATGCCCCGGCATTGCCCATGCGCTCGGCAATGGACGGCCCGCCATCCTCGGCAAACGCCGCAGGATCAAGCACGCCGTTCGGTATGTCCTCTTGCGCCGATTGCTGGCGCTTCTTGATGCCGGCGCCTACTTCCTCAGCCGTCAACCGCAAGCCCACATTGGGTTGGTCGGGCTTGCAGCCATACCACTCACGATAACGGACCAGGCAGCCGCGGGGCAGCACCAGGCCGGGGCGCACAGGCGTGTCATCCGACACAATGGCCCACCAGCCGATCGAGAACGGTTTGGCAAAGCCCCAATCACCTGACCGAAACCGCTTCCAGTCGCTCGGTAGCTCAATGGGGTCAATAACGTTGCGCTTTGACCAACAATCAAAGAACGCGCCCTCAATGACCGACCAATCACCCTCAAGCCAAGCGCGCACCAGTGTCTCAGAGCCAACCGCCTTGAGCTGGTTGACGTAGCCTTCCCCCAGATATTTGTTGTCGCCGACAAGCGACGGTATGAACACCCGCTCAAGGCCGGTCAGTGAATCCTGAAAAACCCGCCATCCACTGGGGTCGGGATCAATATAACGCCGTTTAACCCACTGGTGCCCAGGTCCACCAGGATTGCCGGTAGCTCTAAATCCCACAGGAACGCCTGCTCCTGAGCGGAGAGTGGCCATGAGCTTGAGGATTGGCTTGGCATCTGGGAATGTTCCAAGTTCCTCAACATAGACGCGAGTATAGCTATGTCCCTGGTACTGATTGGCGTCGGCATCACGCTCCAAGTAGGCAAACCGCAACCTCGCCCCGTTTGTGGCGCGCCACATTTTGTCCTGCTCGTGAAAAGACCAGCCAAGCGGCGTATAAATGACCTTAGAGCGCTCAATGGTTTCAACGAGTTCTGTCCTGGTCCGCCGGATCATCAGCCCGATGGCGTTCGAGCCATAGGCGTCTGCGTGCTCCAAGAAGTCGCCGAGAACCGCGTCGGTCTTCCCTCCGCCTCGTGCCCCGCCAAAGAACACCTCGAAAACCGGGCAGGATATGAAATTGATTGACGCTATCAGGGAGATTTACAGGGTGAAATAGGCATGAACTTTATTAGTATACCAATTGAAAGGGAGAATTGAAAAATGAAAATCACGATTACGGAT